AAAGGTAAAAAGTTTCTTATTGAAATCAAACCATCTCGTCAATGTAAACCACCAAAGACACCTAAAAAGAAAACAAGAGCATTTATGCGTGAGAGTTTTGAATATATTAAAAATCAAGCGAAGTGGTCAGCCGCAAAATCTTATTGTGAAGATAATGGCGCAGAGTTTAAGTTGATTACAGAAAAAGATTTAGGTCCGTATTAACCAAAAGCATTAGCTAACTTCTCTGCATATGGATCAACTCCAGTATCCAATTTAACTGTACTTACATTTTGAGAATTATTTACAACAGTATTATTTGCTGTATTAGGAGATATAACTTGATTAATTGTTCCTGTTCCACTTGTATCTTCTGGTTTCATTGCAGCAACTTTTTGTCTTTGATTATTTCTATATGCAATATCATCTTGTAACAATTGATCGTCAGGTGACATAAATTCTTTTTCATTTACTTTGTATTTTTTGATGTAATCAGCATTCTTCTTATCAAACGCAATCTTATCATCTCTTAATTTCATTATCATTTCACGTCTTTTTTGTTCTTCATCATCTAAATTTTTTAAATATTGCAATTGTTCATCTGTAGTTTTTAGACTATTTAATTCTGTCATTTGTTTAGGTGTCAAAACCCCTGCAGCAAAATCATAACCAGAAGTACCTGATTTTGTTATTTTAGCAGTACCATATTTTTCACCTGTTGCTTCAGCAAAACCCTCTTCCATAGTTGCTCCACCACCAGTCATACGTTCTCGTTCCATACCTGTTATACTTTGATCTACATATTTACCTTTAACACCGGTTTCTGTTATTCTTTCATCTGCTTCCTTTGATGCTTTTGTTTCTAATTTTAATTTGTCTTTAATAAAACCAGGTAATGGTAGTGCATCAATTGCACCATTAATAGATGTTTTAATTCTATCTACAATACTTGAAAAGAAATTACCTATACCAGCAAATGTGTCTTTTACCGCTTGTACTGCTCCGTCCCATAAATCTGTAAAAAATGTTTTTACATTTTCAATAAAGTTTTCTATTGGTTCATAGATGTATTCAGCCAACATTTGATCGCCTGTTCCACCTGGCTTGATAAAATCATAAACAGCAATAAATGGTGCTTTGATACCATCTAATATATCAGTAAAGAATTGTTTTATACTTGCACCTATTTCATCTGTACTTGTACCAAAAAAGTTTAATATGAAGTCAGCAGCTCCTTTTAATATTTTACCAGCGCCACCAAATAAACTTTTAAATCCTTCTGTGAAGTCTCCTTGAAAAATGGATATTAATCCATCAATAATAGAACCGATTCCTTCAAATATTGTAGGAAGTGTTTTTCCAATACCTTCTACAAACGTTGTAATAAATGGTTTTAATACATTTTCCCATAAATTTTTTAGTGGTGGTAATATTTTATCTCTAAAAGCAATTACTATTGATTTTATACTCTCTGTAACCATAGGTAATTGATCTTTTAAAGCAAAAAAAGTTGCACCTAACGCTAACAATATACCTTTTGGACCAAATAATCCACCGATACTAGAACCAAAACTTTTTATACCAGTTCCTGCTTTTCCCATTAGGTCTTTTAATGTACCTATTTTGTCTTTGAATGCATCTGTAAATAATCCCTCACCACCAGCTGGTGATTCTAAAGCAGTTTCTCCAGCAACATCAGCAGATTGTCTTATTTGTTCTTGTTGTATGTCAGTTTGTTCTTCTATAGCTTGTGATTGTTGAGTAGTGTTTTGTTCTATTCTTTGTAATACTTCTTGGTTTGCTTTAATACCATATAATATTCCAACTAGAGTTGATGATTGGTCAACATTTTCTATATAATCTAATTTTTGTGTTTGGGCAAGTGCAACAACAGGCTCACCAACAACCTGTTGCATTGATTGTACTGTTTCTACTGCTGCTGCGTTATCTGCCATTATTTTTTATCCGATTTTGCTCTACTACCTGTGTATAAACCAAACCATGCTGCTCCAGCGCCAACAACAATTGATACTAAACCAGATTGTTCCATTGTAGGAGCTGATAAGTTCATATACCAGATTACTACTTTGTATAATAGATAGATGTATGTTGATATGAATACTCTTGGAAATATTCTCCAACTGTCAACTGCTCTTGCTAGATGTATTAATTTAGCATATGGATTTACACCCAAGTCTTTAATAGAAGTGTCAACTTCTAAATCAACACTAATTTTTTGTTTTGGTTCTACAACCTTAATTTCTTCCATTATTTGTAGGCCTCCCGCCTTCTCTTTTCGTTTTCTTCTTTAATATGATTTATCAATAATGTAACGTATATTTCCCTCTCCCACGGTAACATATTCTCTAGTTCACTTAAAGAATATTTATGATGTTGCATCAAAGCAAAATTAACTTGAAAATAATTTTCCAAGTTATCGTGTGAGAGGCCTATACGAAAAAATTTTGTAGCCCTCTTAACACTACTTTCCCCTTTACTTTCGTATTAGGGTTTTCCACTTCTACCTCGTGTATTAACGCTGGTATAGTATTAAAGAAATTTTGTATATCTTTAAAGTTTTGTGAATTTAATGAGTCTAAAAAATTATCCATTTCTTGTTCTGTATAGTCACTTACATTATATACTTTTTCACCTTCAAATATTTGATGAATACAGTTTCTAATTGTTTTAAACAATTCTGATGTTTTTAATTTACTTGCTTCAACAGAAACATCTACACTATCAAGTGTTGGATATTTCATAATTAAACCTACATTTTTTTCTTTATCTAATATAATTTTATTAGTGTGTGAATCATCTACTTGTACCTCTATTTTTGATAAATCAATATCCACAGGAACATAGGTTTTTTTATCATCTGGACATAAAACTCTAATTTTAGCAACTTCACCAACTGATTTTGATCTTATTTGTAAAAATATGTACTCTAAATCAAATGTTGGTAAACTCTCTACATTAATTTGTCCAAATGTGCAAGCTTTAACAATATCTTTTAATGCTTGTACTACTTGTTTTACTTCTTCTGACTCTAATGCTTGTAATAAAACCTTTTCTTCTTTTACTAAAAATGGTCTATACTTCACAGTCACGTCAGAAGATGGCAACATTAGTTCGTAAGTTGCCGTATTAAGTGTCGGTAATGACATAATATATCTCCTTATTTAAAATTATAAAAACGGTGGGAATACTCTTCCGCCCGTTATTCGTCCAGTAGGTAAATTTCTTCTAGTTTGATTTATCACATCTCTACCTACTCGTTTCAATTCAGGTGGCAACTTATTCAAAATACCACCGAATACTCCAAATTCGTTTGATAATCTAATTTCTGGTACTTTACCAAATGATGACCCAACAGTTGCATTACCTATTTGATCTAAAGTTAGATTTCTCCAATATCTATACGCCAATGTGATTGGCACTTTTACAATATCATCTGCGCCATAACTATATTCAATTGAACCTATTGTTTTAGGATATACTTCATATAATCTGACACCATATGTAATTCTATCTCTATCTGCACCAGTTGTTGATTGACCTAATTGGTATATATCTATCTCTGATGTATATTCGTCATAGTAATTTAAATTGTGTGTATTGATATTAAATATTAGTTTTTGCCAAGTTTCAAAAAATGCTCTTTGTCTTAAAAACTTGTCACCATAAAATGATGCTTCAACAGTACCAGGGAAAGTATATGCATAAGGCATTTCTCTCTTTGGTCCATAAATTTGATGAGCCTCTGACGCAACATTCCTAGATGGCATTGATA